AATACTCCCACATGCCATGCGCCTTGCCAACTGCCTCAAGCTGAGAATGTCCTTCCTTCTTCAGCATCGGTATGGCGCGTGCTACAAAATCACTTTGGTTTTCACCATCACGCGGACGTGGCATTGACAGTATCCATTGTTAAGTGGTTAAGTTGTTATTTAACAACAACTTGGACTAAGCGCCCGGCGACCCATGTATGCCGCGCGGGTCTGTCCAACCCCACGCTCCTCTAAAGATGGCTTTAAACTTTGCATTGTCCGTATCCCAATCATCTTCCATCGCAAAGGTAGGTTTCTTGCGCTCGAAGTATTTTAGGCCGTGAGGACAGTCGGTGATGGCAAAGAACGCATCGGCATCGGTCAGATAATGGTTGACGACGATACCACCGGGGAACGAGCCACTAGCGCGAAGCGCGTTAATCGCATTGTTGGCCGTGTCGTTCTGGAGCGCAGACTTGAGAATGCGAATAGCCTCATGCTCAAGGTCAACTGCAACGACGAGCTTCTGCGGAACAACACGAATCTTGAGTCCACGGTCGTTCGTATACTTGCCGATGTCGATGACCATCTGTTCGAGAGAAGACTCGGAGAGGTCGGCGGCGGTAGCAAGTTCGTTCGAGTATGTGCCACCAGACTTGTTCCGATGAAGCGTGGAACAAAGTTCAACTCCATCAGCACCAGTATATGTGGAGGTAAACGCGCGGTTGAGAACGTTCGCGGCGATAGTCTCCATTGTCTGATGAACAGAGAACGCGAGCGATTCCGGGCGATTAATCATAGCACCCTGATACTGATTGTCTTCGAACATTTCCTGAGTGATGATAAACCCAAGACCGTACTTGACGTGGGTATAACGTTTTACAAAGCCCTGCTCGGCCTTGTCATAGGAAACGGACTCGCCCTCACCAACGGTGGAGAGAAGACCGAAACCAGTGGAACCGACATCTTCCTCATAGGCTTTCGAGGAAGTATATTTCTTGAAAATCTGCGTCCATTCGGGAGTATGCTCTTTATAAGCATTGCCATAAATCGCGTTAATACCCAATTATGTTCAGAAAGATTCGCTATGTCTTCCCCGCCCGAAGGCAGCTACATGTTTCCATGCAGTTCAGACTATATCTTCACCCCAGTGGGGTGTCTCCCATTTCCACCGCCATCGCTTGCGGTGTACTCCCTTTCGGGATAGTCGTTGAAGGTTCCACATCGGCGTATCGACATTTATACCCCGATGCGGCTTCCCTGCTGATTGTCTGCGCCGTTAGCGGTCAGAGTTCCCAGCAATTAAGGAGATTATCTTTAATCATTACTGACTAAAGGCCCAGTTTTGTTTAGGCCACAGAAGTTTTGAGAAACTACCAGTAGAAATAACAGCCATTGTCATTGCTCCTTATGTTGTCAAAATCAGTTAGACACCAACGGTAGTGTTGGCGAACTGGTGGTTATTGATTTTGACAAGCACTTTGACATCGGCAGAACCGATAGCGTTGTCTTCCCTCTGAGCAAATCCCATAATCTTTAACTGGCATGTGGTGGTTGTGGCTACAGTAGCGTCAACCTCAATGCCGGAAAGCTGTGCGCTCGTATCTCCGGCGCTGGTAGCAACGATATTCGTGTTGTTACCAATGTCGGTATATGTAAGAGACGCATCAGCCTGACCCTCGTAAATAACATCGGGGTCACAACAAACGTTAACATAACCAGCATCAGCGCCGTCAAGATACACCCTGTCAAGATGGGTGGCGAGAGGAACGATGCTCGTTACAACACCGCAAATCTGGTTTCCAGCGCCAGCCGTAGCGACAACAACGGAAGGGATACCGGCTGCATCACCAGACCCGGAAAGAACAACGGGGTCTCCTGGGAACATATCGTCAGTGACGGTAGTTCCGGCGGCCTTATAAAATTTTCTGGTAGCCCCATTCCACGGAGAACCATCAATATGCATGACGGGCTTAAGACCTGTCACGCGGTCAGCATTAGCCATTTAATATTACCTCATTTGTTTTGTTTACTGTTTAGTAGTTACTGATGGAACCCTATATCAACTTCACCATAGACCCCATCTGCTCCGGCGTCTCTCGCGGAAACCTTTTTTCTCCTCACTTCGTCTTCCGTGCGGTCAACGATTTTAGCTTTTTCTCTCTGGTCTTCGTTGTACCACTCCTCGGGGATTTCCATTAGAACGCCTTTAATTCCGCCACCAACCGAACGAGATACCACAGAACCAAGCTGTGAGTCCGCACCAGCCCTTGTGTCTCCGCCATTAATACCTGGCGTCCGCACTATCTCCCATCCGGCCTCCTGAAACATCTTCACTCTTTCTCCATCGCTTACATCATTCACCACGCGCCGAACGTATCCGGGGCGGTCTGGGAACCTCAAAACGTCTCTACCTACCATTGATATGCGCCGCCGCCCGCGTGTCTCAGAGCGTTTTTCTCTTCGCGTCTCAGCTATGCGCGCGTTAAGGTCTGGCGCATTCTCGACCTCATGAGCCTCTTCTTCGATACCATCAACTTCGGTGTTTATAAATTTATCTTCTATCGTGCCAGTGCTTCCAAGTGCTTCCATGTCGATTTCTATTTTTCTTTGTGATAGTGGTTTAGCCTGTGTTTTTATCCGTCTCTGTACGCGACTTGCATTCATTTTCTCTGTCTCCATGTATGTTTATTTTTTAATTTCAGCGCCATTTTTAATCAGGTCTTGTATGTAATCGGCTTCGGTCATTATGGCTTCACCAGCCTTTACCTGAGCCGCAGTACCAACAATGCCCTGCCGTCTCATGTCGTCCATGACCTTCCGCGCACCATAATCCAAATCACTTGCGGTGAACCTTGCCTTGTATGACGCAACCGTTTTGTCTCCTCCGCCAACCATTGTAGCCTCTTTTCTTCTCGCCTGTGGCTTGCTAACATTTTTTTCTCGATAAAGCTCAACCTTTGCATCGACGAACTCAAGCACGTCTTTTAACGGCATAGTCTTCGGCAATTTAGCGGCAACGTCATTTGCATATTTAGTCAATTCCTTGTCAACTTCAAACCATTCGTTTTTTTCGCGCCACTCCGCGAACTCAGGAGCTTCTGGAGCACTGTAGTCGTCCTTTATTTCCTGAGAACTAAGTCCCTCTATTGCTTTGTCAATTTTTTTGAACTTGTCAATGTCTCCCTCAACAACCGCCGCGTACCTTTCGGCCATAAGCCGCGAACGCTCCTCCTGTAATTCTCTCTGAAGTCTGGCGTTGAAGTTTTTATTCATCGACTGCATGACACGCTTCATTTCAGCCATGTCCTTGCGCAGTCTCTCGTTAGTAAAATTCGTTGTCTGGCTTATCGCGTGCAGGTTTTCGATATACTTATACGGGTCTACAAACTCTTTACCCTTCTCGTCGAACTCACCCTTGTCGCGCCACCCCATCTTTTTCGCCAGCGCCACAATCTCTTCTGGATATTCGCTGGATGTACCTTCACCTTTCGGTTCCTCTACCGGTTCCTCTATTGGTTCTTCCACCGGCTCATCCACAACATCGTTCTTGATTTCGTCAGCCATTATTCACTATCTCCTTCATTTCTGATAACAACCAAAATGTCTTCATCGTTTAACAGGCGGTACTTCACTTCGTCATGCTCGAACTCTGTTCCAGCGTACCGCGCGAAACCAACTCTGTCACCAACTTTTGTTTCCGGCTCTACCTTGTAATCCTTCCAAGCCGTATCTCCCTGAGCTACTATCGTTCCCATTGTTGACGCCATTTGCAGTCTTTCTCGCGTATCTTCAGGAACGTACAAGCCGCCCGGCGTCATACCGTCAACATCATCCGGCTTCACTAAAACACGATGAATAGTCGGTTTAAGCATGTTTCTCTATCTCCTATTTTTCTATTAACTATTCCACTGTGGAACGGTTGCGTATAATATAATACATTTGTGTTCAAAAGTCAAGGGGGTCTATATTAGTCATTAGGCATTGTTATCTCGTCCAAAAAGTCTTTTAATGCCCGACAGTACCCCACCGCTTCCAGATACTTGATTAGGCTGCGCTCCTGAGAGTTGGGGTCGAGACTGCGCCCCAGCGCCAGATTCATAGCCTTGTCTTGCAGGCGGCGCTCCAAGTCCTCCGCCACCTTGCGCGTTACCGGGTGCGCCTTCCATCCCTCCAATTCCTCTTCCGGTGCTATTAGACTGCTGCGGTCTGTTTGTTTCACTTCTTCCTCCCTGTATTAATTTCTTGATAGTCTCTCCTTGACGGTTGAGCAGTTCTGTCATGGACTTCATTTTTTCTGACAAATCAGCCACAGCCCGTGATTGTTCATCAATCTCTGATAATATTTTCCGCGTTTCAGCGCGAAGTTTTTCTGTGTCAGCTATCGTGCGCTCAGTGTCAACTGTTTTCTTTTGTTTGTCGAACTCGAACTTCTCACGGTCGAGGGCGACCTTTGCCGCTTCTATTTCATTCTTCTGCTTATCAATCTCAATCTGTGGGTCGGGCGGAGGTGGCTGCGGCTCCACAAATATTCTGTCGCCATATGGAACCTGAAGCGCCTCAATGTAAATCTTATCAACTTCCATAGGATTAATGTGCGGCTGGCCTTTCAACTGTAACACCGCTTCGGCCTTGACCTTTTTCAGCACGTCGTTCATGTTGTTTGGGTCACATACCGGCACAACGTCGCATGATTCAATATCATAGTCGTCACGCGCAACAATCTTTTCTTCGTCGATCACGCGGTAGTAATATGCGTCTTCGAGATATAGCGAGTTAAGCCGGAACAGATTTTTTATTTCACTGCGCAGAGAATTATAAATGCGCTTATAGACTGCGCTGAATACCTTTGTTCCCTGTTCAATCATGGCTATTGTTGTGGTGGCGGGAACATTTGAAACATTCTGCTCGCCCGTAAGAACGTCAGTGACAGAGCCGAGGCGTTCGTATGTGTTCACGAGAAACTGAAGCATTTGGAAAAGAACGGGAGACGGTCTCGCTGTCGGGCGCTCCATAATCTGCTTTTTTAGGTCATCCGACATATTAACCATTCTCCATTGGCTCGGCTCGAAATACATTGTGCCGCCAGCCTTACCATTTACAAGGTCGCTGCTAATCCATCCGCCGCCGCTTATCATGTCTGTTGCGGCGTCCAACTGCTGATTGATAATAGTGTTGATTGTTTCAGCGCCTGAAGCGAGAAGAGAGCCGAAGCCCAAGCCATAGTATCCGCCATCGGGTGAAGGCATGAATATATACTTCGTGAAGTAAGACACCTGTTCTATTTTCACAATGCTGTCATCTTCAGCGCGTATAACACCGGTGGCGTCCCATCTCCTGACTATACGAAGAACTTTTTTTGTTTCCTTATGCACAACAACAATATACGGCTCCTGATAACCGTCACCGTCGAGGTCGAGCCATCTGTGTTGTTCGAGTATGCGATGCGGAGCGTCATCGTCAATCTGTATTCTGCTCTGACTCTCTTCTGCGCGTTTGTCTGTTGACGTTTCGCTTTCTCCCGAAACCTGAGATGAATAACCTAAACCAACATCGAGAAATAATCCTTCATTGATTTTTTCTTTTATCTGGTTAGGATAGAGGTCATAAACGTGCGTCATGCGCATTGGCGTTCCGCAACTGCTTGCGCGATAGTTTACAACAATGTCATACGGATTGATAAGCTCAGATACGTTTCTGTTCGAGGCTGAATCATAGTAAGTCTTCTTGAAGGTAGTGCCGAGAAGTGCCGTCATAAAAAGCTGATTATCGAACTCACTCTCCCACTCGCCCATCTCTTCCGACAACTGGTAGTTCATGTGTTCAGAAACGCGCATTGCACGCTTTGCTTTTCTACCGTCGGCGTCCTTACCTATTACCTTCCCCTTCACAATGCCAGAGTTCGTAATAATACTCGGATATGACCGGGCATTGAACTGAATTGCCGCCTGCATGACGATAGGATAACGAACATTGGACGCATTAGTAAATGGATAGTCCTTTGATTCCGGCATTGTTTTTACAAGCTCCAATGCCTCGTCATATTCTTTTTCCCACTTTTCGCGGCTTCTTTTGTCAATCTCAAAGTCGTCACATACCTTCTGTCCGATTGCAATAAGCGTCTGTTCGCCGAGATATTCAGCGCCATTGTCGGTCTGGAGAAACTTATCCACCAAGTCGCGCTCTTCTCTCTCGACGTTTATCTCGTCATATTCAGGCTCTGGCTGCTCGCCATACATGCCTGGCTGCATTTCCTGTTGTAACTCAGGCTGACCACCCATTGCCATGTCTGGAGAAACAGGCTGTTCAGGCATCATTCCCTGTTGGAATGCGTCTCTCGGTATGAACTCCTGCTGTGTAATTCCGCCATTAAGATTCATTCGCGTTATCCTCTTCGTTTAGCCCAAGCCAATAATCAAACCATGTTGGGTCATATTCTGACGTTGTTATTTTTTTCCGCAAACAAGATGGTGATGCTGCCTCGAAATGGTCTATATATTTAAAGTCGGCTTCTTTGTCGTGCTCATATTGAGATATTCGTTTTTTCCGTTTAGTGTTCATGTTAGTACCCAGTCATGCTTGTTATTCTGGAGCGACGGCTCATCATCTTTTCCCGCTCGTCGTCCTCGTCATCTTCGGGTGTGCGCCCCTGAACCGGGGCATAAAACGTCATAGCGAGCGCATCTGCTATGTCGGGCGACACCATACCGCGCCCCTTCATGTCTTCCTTGCGCTCCATAAACTGCTGGTCGCGTGACGTAAAGCCATATTCAATTCCTATAAGCTGTTCTATCAAGTCCTTATCGTTCGGTATGCTTCCGCCATTCATCAACCACTCTTTCATGTTCTGCCACATCTCTGCACGCTTGTTGTAGAATCGTTTGTTGTTTACCGACCTGCACGCGCCGTTCGCTTCTATTGGATGCTTACCGAGTTGCTTTAACCTGTCAACCACACCCGCGCCAACACCCACGACATCCACAAATATCGCGTCCTCACGATACTGCGCCGACATCTCCATGACCATACTCGCAATGTGCATAGTATCCATGTGGCGATACGTCTGATAGTCGAGCGTCTTCAGTCCCTTGCGGACATAGATAACAGAACTGTCATCTCCGTACCGCGCTACGTCAACCCCCATTATTGTCGGGCTAAATCTTACACTCTCATCGTCGTAGTCTCTACGAGTAGCAGAAATCGCCAAATCATACGGTATAAACTGCGCAAGATTAGAGGCGTTGAAGCTACAGTAGAACTCCTGTTGTGCTAAATCTGGAGCCATGCCGCTTGCGATTTCAGCGTCAACATCTTCTGCGGTCATTACGCCAGTATCTTCGATTGTTAGTAATTCGGTAAACCAGTCCTTGTCAGCCCTTGCGAGATTCCATGTTTTATACGAATGGTGGGCAACACCCTTTGGCGTCATATTCATGATAACCCACCCCTTATTCTCTGCCAGGATGGGTCGCATAACGTCCCAAGCGTCCTGCCTTTGTAGACTAAACTCCGAATAAACAATACCAAGCGGATTAGTACCACGCAGATTCTCAATCGTTTTATCAGTACCCATTATCTGAATGATTGACCCGTTCTTCAGCCTCAGCTTCATGTCTACATTGTTTTTGCCCGCGAGTATTTCAGCCGGAACATGACCGACCATCGGGAACCCGCTTACCTTGTCCATCTGCTCCCATATCGCGTCACGCCCCTGCTTGTAGGTTGGCATGATATAATAATAAGCGCCTACCCGTTCCCATGCTTTTTTGACCATGATATTAAAGCACGTTTTGTCTTTGCCACTTCTTCGATTCCAGACTATCATCGCATGACGGCAACCGCTGTCCATTGCGTCAAGCAGTGGTATCTGATATTTTCTCGGTGTAAAATTATACGGGAGATTTATTGTCGGCATTAAGACTCACTATCGTCTTCGTCTGATGTGGTTCTTGGTTGAACAACAACTTCAGCTTCAACTGCGTCAGGCTTTGACCCAGAATAATTTATTATGTTAACTTGTATCGGGTCTTCTTTCTTGTTTCCGGTATGTTCGACACTACGCTTTTTTGAATATATATATGACGATATTTCTTTATTTACTTCAAATGCGGCCTTCCTATCGCCGTTATCGTAAAACTCTTTTGCAAGCTTCACCATATTAAAAAGCGGGTCGAAGCCCGGATGAACCACCTGTATCAGGTCGAGCATTTCTTCCGCGCCTTTGTCTTTTTCCACCTTACCAACTGCACGGCGCAACCCAACCTGCGTTCTGCTATTCAATTCCTTCCGCGTCGGTTTCCTCGGCATCTATACTCTCCGTCTCTTCGTCACATTCATAATCGTCACCCATCCAAAAGTCATCATCAAATCCGCAGTTTATCAGAAAACAGTCAATGTCATTCTCGCGCCCATGATAGTACTCACACCCCACACAGTCTTCCCATGACAGCTTGCTTTCGTCTCGCGGACATATCAGTGTCCCATCAAAGCACACCTCAACTTGACTGATAATTTCGTCATCCTCTTTCGCCATAATATTCCTCGTCTTTATAGTCCACATTGGAATGGTTGCTATAATATAACTAATTTCTCACTCAAAGTCAAGGGGGTTAAATATGGTATTGACACGCGGTCAAAAATGTATTATATTTGTGGTAGACATTGGGGGCTGACGAAAATCGGCAAGTAAGCCGTGTGGTGCGCACTGACCTTGTGGGTCACTCGAAAGGCTTCAGGTATCTGCGGATGCACAGCATACTCGGTACGGACAGCAAGCCACAGACACATCCTATATCAGCCCCAATAAGAAAATAATCAGCGCACAGGTCTCCCCCTTCCTGCTGCGCCTGCCAGCCCGGAGAATATGATACTTGTCAAACCACCCTTGTCCGTGTTATATTGCTCCGGGCACTTTTATTTTCACTTCAAGGGAGAATCGGTA